CCGTAGAAGCACTACAGCCACAAATAGCGGCTAAAAAGAAGCTAACCGAAGCAAAGTATAAGCAAGCGTTAGAAGGCGTTAAAATAGGCGCAACGTTGCCGAATAGCGATGTTAGTTTTTTTACGTTCTTAACTACTGAATGCGAATTGACTACCGAGCAGCTAATAGAAGTAAACGCTGCTCACCCTCTATAATTTACTTACAAGGGTGCAGCCTAATAACTGTACCCATAAATTTCACACAAAAAAAATGAGACATTTTAAATTAACATCAGAAAGTAAAATAAACGCATTTGGCGTTACATTGTTTAGAGTTGAATTAACCGTTGACTGTAAATGGGGGAAAGCAGGGGATAAAGGCGGGTGGGTTGAAAGTGAAAAAAATATACACCCCTCTTTTGATTGCGAAGAAAAAGGCGTAATTAGTGGCAATGCTGAAATTAGTGGCGATGCTGTAATTTGGGGCGGCGAAATTAGTGGCGGCGAAATTAGTGGCGGCGAAATTAGTGGCGGCGAAATTAGTGGCGGCGAAATTAGTGGCGGCGAAATTAGTGGCGGCGTAATTTGGGGCGGCGTAATTAGTGGCGGCGAATGGGTTAAATCACCACTTCAAATTCAAGGCACTAAACATTTTGTAAATGAAAGTAAAAAAGGTTATTTACAAATAGGGTGTAAAAATTTTACATTTGAATATTGGAAAGAAAACTTTGAAAGTATTGGAAAAGCCAATAACTATACAGACAAAGAAATTAAAGAATATTCATCATATATTGATTTAGCTATATCGCTTTCAAAATTGTAAACACAATGCAACTACTACAAGAAGAAATTATATCGCAGTATCTAGAAGAAATGCCAACTGGCAAACCCCCACGAAAAGAGCAAAGTAAGTGGTCGGCAAAAGTAGAAATAGCAAACAACTACACGATAGAGCAGTTAGAACAATTAGAGTATCAATATCAACAACATTTGAAGTATGGAAAGGAATGACTTATACGACATTTACACCACCAAAGCCCGTGAAATGCGGATTAACTTTGAAAGTGCTAAGAAGTTACAATGTCCTTTAACACATCCACTATTTAAGACAGTAATAAGGGATATTATCAACATAGACACTCCCCCCGAATTACTAGCACCACTAAACAAACTTGCTCATACTTTAGTTGCACAGTATGACAAGGAATTAAACGCAACGATAATCAGTAAAATATAGAATTATGATAAAGCTACAAATTAAGTCCATTTACGGTAAAGTGATATTTGAATACGAAAAAGAAAATAACACTTTAAAACAAACGGTTGAAGAATACATTAGGCAAGAATTAGAAAAAGGAAATAGTTCCGCTGACCTTCGTTTCTCTGACCTTAGTTTAGCTGACCTTCGTTTCTCTGACCTTCGTTTCGCTGAACTTAATTTCTCCGACCTTCGTTTCTCCGACCTTAGTTACGCTGACCTTCGTTTTTCTGACCTTCGTTCCGTTGACCTTAGTTACGCTGACCTTAGTTTCGCTGACCTTAGTTCCGCCACCCTTAGTAAACGCTACATTCAAATTTCGTGCATTGGCTCAAGTAAAAGAATGACTACTTATTGCTTTGATGATGATATTATTTGGTGCGATTACTTTAAAGGGAATTTAGAAGATTTTGAAGCTATTTGTAAAAAAACACACGCCAATAACGAACAGTATCTAAAAGAGTATTTAGGTTTTATTAACTATTTAAAAAGTTTAAAATGATTAACAAAGAAAAATTAGCACAACACATTAGTAATCACTTATGGATTAGTAAGGATAAGTTGATTGAAGTATTGGGGAAGTATGAAGATTCCACGCCCACTAAACACCCTATCGAACTTGTAAACGAAAAGTACCCTAATGGGTGGTGTGTAGAAAAGTGTGACAAAGTAATAGAGGACATAAATAGTTTTTATGGCAGTACTTTTATAGGAGGATGTAATTTTTATGGGCAAAAATATAGAAGCTATTTTGCATCTAATTCAAGTTGGGAAATTATCATCACCCGTTCCGAGTATATGGCTATTACGAGACCACAACGAGACTATACGGGGGTGAGGTTTAAGACAATATACAATAATGTCAATACCTTTGAGTTATGGAAAAAAGAAGGAAATTGTTATAGAAGTAGGCTTATCACAGATAATCATTTAGGCAGGTTAATTTCAGTAGATGAAATAAATAATGAGTTCAAAAGTGGTTTTTGGATAGAAATCCCCAATGAAGAAGAATGGCAACCAAAAGTAGGCGAGCCTATACAAGCAAGTAATAGTAATGAATGGTTTGATGTTACCTACAAAGAAAGTAAAAAAGGTATGCACTTTTCAATGGATAATTTAGCGTGGGTAAAAATACGTCCATTACCATCATCCATCCACATCGAACAACCGAAGCCCGAAATCGAGCATTTATTGGAAACGCTGCAAGATTGCGTAAACGATTTGGATAAGAGATTGAAATCGTTGGAATCAATGCAAGCACCGACATTAAAACGTAACTTAGACATCGGTGAAGATTGGAAAAAAGTTGAGTGTTTTAGTTGGGAAGATGTAACAAATATTTTTCTTGAAAATAAAAGAAAAAGTTGATATTAAAGAAAATTTACAAATTGATAATTCCATTTACAGAAAAGTTGGAGAATTTATGTAATATTGACATTGATTTACCCTAACTTTGTAAACCCAATTACATTAATAATCATAAGCCTATACTATTTAAGTGTAGGCTTTTTTAACCTCTATTTTTATGTATGACTTATCACAAAGTAATTTATTCAGACAACCAAAAGTTCCAACAATTGATAGTGTTAAAGAGGTTTTTAGGCGATTAGGCGGAACGGAAGAAATGGCAAAAAAATTCTATGAAAATAATGAAGTTACGGGTTGGTTTTTTAATGGTAGCCCTATAATGAATTTTACCCCACTTGCTAGTAGATATATTGCTGGATGGAATAAAAACAGCACAGTTAGAAATGAGAGAAAATTGGTATTATGATTAACCATTCCACGATTGAGGCTTTAAAAGCTAGAATTAATACCTACGATGTTGTAAGCGAATATATTACCTTAAAGAAAGACGGTACTGATTATGTAGGATTATGCCCTTTTCACAACGAGAAAACCCCTAGCTTTAAAGTGTCACCCTCTAAGAATATTTACAAGTGTTTTGGATGTGGTGTCTCTGGAGATGCAATACAATTTGTAAAAGAGCGTAAGAAGATAGCCTTTTCTGATGCGGTTAAAGAACTTTGCCATAAGTATAATATTGAAGTAGAAGAAACGATGAATGATAGTAGAAAGACATACGATAAGCCTACTCCTAGATTAGAAAAATTATCACCAGAGGTTATTAAAAGATACGAAGATGTAAGAGGCATAAGCAATAATACACTTCTTAGGTTTAATGTCACTCAAAGTATTGAGTGGATGCCGAAAGCTAAAAAAGAGATACTTACAATTAACTACAACTATTATCAGAAAGGCGAACTCGTAAACATTAAGTTTAGGGGTGCTAATAAAGACTTTAAACTATCTAAAGATGCAAAGCTAATTTTCTATAATTTAGATGCTATAGAAGGTGTTGATGAATGCACTATAGTTGAAGGAGAAGAGGATTGTCACACTTTTTACGAATGCAACGAGTATTCTGTAGTATCCGTTCCTAATGGCGCAAATGTAAACGGTAACGTTAAACTAGAATACTTAGATAACTGTTATGAATATTTTGAGGATAAGAAACGTATTTATATCTGTACCGATAACGATGATGCAGGTAGAAGGTTGTGTGAGGAGTTAAGCAGAAGATTAGGTAAAGAACGTTGCTATATTTGTGAGTACCCTAAAGATTCTGTAGTACCTATCCGTGACGAAAAAGGTAATCTTTTAAAATATAGACCTTGCAAAGACCCAAATGAAGTATTAGTACATTTAGGTAAAGATGCGGTTAGGTCTTTAAAGAATAATGCTAAATTATACCCATTGGAAGGCGAAAGCACAATGGACGATATTAAACCATTACTTGCTGATTACTATCTTAATGGTTATCCAAAAGGGGCTAATAGTGGTATGTTAGATTTTATAAATGATGGGGATGGATACCTTACTTTTATTCCACAACAACTAACAGTTGTTACAGGTATAAACTTTTCGGGCAAGGACGAAGTTGTAAATAATATTTGTGTAGGTCTTGCAAAAAATAACGGATGGAAAACGGCTATCTGCCAATTTGAGGAAAACACAGAAATAACGGCTAGTAAAATATTAGAAAAAGTTGTCGGTAAAGCATTTGACTTTAGAAAAGATTCATCTAAAAGAATGACCATTGATGACTTTGAAAATTCTACATTATTTGTTTCTGAATACTTTAAATTGATAAATGTAGATACTATTGATACTACTATTGAAAGCATTTTAGATAAGGCAAAGGAAATGATATTTAGGTATGGCATTAATGTTTTAGTTATATCCCCTTGGAACTGTATAGAACATAATGT